ATGGCTGCAAATCATTCTAATCTGCAGGCCACTCTCGTCCGCTTTGAGCGCTACCTTTATGCGCGCCGCGGACTGGGTGAGACCACCGTCTACAACTACGTCTCGGCGATGCGCCGGCTTGCCCCTGTCATCGGCCTGAATCCCACACCGAAAGTGATCGATCAGCACATCGAAAGGATGCACAAAAGCGGGGCGTCGTACTCGCACATCACCAACACGTCGACGGCGATCGAGACCTACTGCGCGTTCATCGGAAAGCCTATTCATCTGGGGCGTCCGAGGAAGCCTAAGCACCTGGTGCGCGGTGTCCTGAGCGAGGCCGAAGTGACGCTGCTGATCCATGCGGGGCGCACGTTGCGCGAGCGCACGATCATCGCAACTCTGGCCTATGCAGGGCTGCGCAATCGCGAGCTCTGCCGGCTGCGGATCCGCGACGTCGATCTGGGCGCCCAGACGCTCCACATCAACGGGACGAAGACTCAGAAGGATCGCAACGCGCACATCGCCGCCCCCTGTGTTTCGATGCTCGCCGAATACCTGCGCGAGCGCGGCGGCCAGCCCGAGGACCTGGTCTTTCTTTCCCTTCGCCGCAAGGGCTTCTACTCGCAACAGGATCTGCGCAAGATGATCCGCGCGGCCGCGAAGCGTGCGGGCTTGAAGAAGCGCGTCTATCCTCACTTGTTGCGTCATTCTCTCGCCACCAACCTGTTGCGTCGTGGTGCTCATCTGCTGGCCATTAAGGAGCAGCTCGGCCACGCATTTGTGGAGACCACCATGATCTACGTTCACAGCGATCCAGATCTCACTCAGCAGCAGTACCGCATGTATGCTCCGAGCTACCTCTAAACCCACGCGGGCCGGAGTCATCCGGCCCGCTGTTCTTGAATCCTTCCTCATGACGGCTTTTGGCTAGGTCGTTGCTTCCATGCCGAAAAATAATACTGCTTTCTCCTAATCTCTCGAAGAAGCCGATTTCATACTCCAGAGTTTCACTTCCGTATTGCCCACGCCCGGTCGCATCGAGATAACGCTTGACACACTCGCGCTTCGCTTCCCATTCGATTTCCAAAGCAATCTGAGCTTTAGCCAGTAACTCCGCCATTTTCTCAATCGAGTAGTTCTGAGATTCAAGGACTGCAGCGCGCCCTTTTCGGATCAGGTCCAGCTCTGCCCTACGATCTTCTTCAGTCCATTCATCTGCAAATTGACAATCCTTCTGAATCGATTCTTTCTGACTAGGCATCTTGCCTCCCACAGAACGATCATACTTTGCAGCGACGCAGCATCGTTGGTCGTTTTCCCCGTCCATGCGTTTGGTTTTTTTCGTCGGTGCCCGCGTGATGACTTGGGATACTGCATCTGCGATCTCGCCTAACCAGTTGCCACAGGAAAGCTCTCCACTCTCCCATTCCCGCCGCTGCAAACTTGTTTTTGCTCAACTACCGTAGTGCTGACAGCGCTACTTCCTCACCAGATCTCCTGCGTCTGGCTTGGGATGGCACATTGGTTCTCCGCCTGAATCAGACACGAGTTCAGCTTCTACACATGCTTTGACCATAGCTTCGCGAGCAGCTTGCAATTGGCGATTTGCCATTTCGAGGCGCATCTGTGCAGCAAGTTGCTCGGCCTGCGCGCGCCAGAATACTGCCCGCTGTTCTGGCGATATCTGTGCTATCCGCTTGTCTGGGGTCTGCGCTCCGACAACCCCAGCCACCAACATGCTTGAGATGATAATGATTTTTAGCATGACTCCCTTCCTATGTTCCGCTGCACGCCGATACTGACGATACAAGTTCGCCGCTGGTACCAATACACACATACCTTGACCCAGTGGTCGAATGGATTCCGGGTATAACAACTTGCCCGGTTCCCATAATCCGCATAGCGTCAGGTCCGCCGTAAAACGAGAATCGAATGTAGTTCGACGTTGACCCCGAGCCGTTGTAAAGAAGACCGATGCTCCCCTCGTTGTAGTTTGATCCGGCCACCCCAAAATCTATATCGACCGCATGTCCGGCTGTCAGATTAGGGGCCAACAAAAGAAGCCCCTCTGTGTATGTTCCATTTGCCGTGGTAGTCAACGTGTATGGATTGAGAGATCCTGAGGTTGCCTGTATGCTGGCGGTGAAGGTCGCCAGCGAGGGCGTTAGCGTGAGCACATCCGTGCCTGCGTTGAACCCGATTCCTATAGCGTTATACGCGCTCCCGTCTCCGACATAACCAAACCGCAGGTATCCAGAGTTTCCCGCAGTAGCCGCTTGACCAAATCCGAAATAGGTGTTGTTTGCGCTATTTGTAAAATTAAACTCACTACCTAAGGTAGTCAGAAAAAGATTACCCCCAGACGGAGAGAACTGGAAATTCCCCCCGATCCCTAGGGATGGGACCGAGCACCCGTTATACGCGTTGCACTGTAGTCCATCATAAGATCGGATATTCGGAGTTATCGCGGCAGGGTAAAACCCGTTTGCACCCGTGCCAAAAAAGTTTTGTCCATCGAGAAACGACTCGTAGTAACTAGTTGGCTGTGTTGTCGTGATATAATATTGTCTCGAAGCGGGTGAGCTAGACCACGTATTGTCTCCAGTTACCGTGTTTATGACGTTGGTGCCGCTTACGCTCGTTGACCATGACGAATTACCAAATATCGCATGGAATGCTGAAAGCACATCCCATGCTGGGCGATTGTAAGTAGAGGTCTGCTGTGCAACGTAAGCACTTGGGTGGCAACTTCCGCCAGCGATACCAGTTGGGGTGCAGTTAGCTGTTGGGAACCATAGCGGCGTTCCTGTATTGATCGGCAGACCGTTAGCATACCCGTTAAGGTAAATCGGAGGATATCCGTTCTGCATGGTCCACGTTGTAAAAAGCGTGTTGTTATCTGATGGGTCAAACGCAAAATTCCATTCCGGGCTACCAAAACTCGACGGATATTTTCCCCCCATGATATCGAGTGAAATCACCTTGGCCTGAATCAACTGCGGACCAGTCAATGAACTGATTCCATCGGCCCCCGAGGCAAGCAGTCCGACAAGGCAAGTAGGAAACCCCGCCTCTACGATCTTCACGCTGTTGTTGGCAGCCGCTGCAAGTACCGTCCGATATTCAGTTACACAATCTGTGTAGTTTGTTCGTGTGTCTCCGGGATCGAGAGTAGAGATAACACCAGCTATCCACGTGCTCGCGCTTCCATCTGGAACTCCGTTTCCTTGATAGGCTCCGATAGGTATGCCCGTGTGATGCCAATACTGTTCAAATACCTTCATAAGCGGCGCGGTATTTGGGTTCGAAGAATCCGCGATGAACGCAAGAACCTGAACTTGATTAGTATCGATCCAGTAATGGATTGCATTAAGCGTCCACGTATCCGGGTCAGAGGCCAAGTCATCGTCGTAGATGATGAGTGGCGGGTTGGAACTGTTAGCAAGCGTACTTAACGCCGTAAAAGTCGCCGCCTGGGGATTTGCCGCGCTTTGGGCTGAAAAATCAGCGGGCAGGTTAAGCGAGTGCTGCGCAGTTCCTGTTGTATTCCCAAGGCCTCCGCTGGAGTTCGATATTGGAGTGGTGGCCGCGACGGTACTGAAGTAGCCCTTGTCTGGATTGGCCTGCGATTGCGATGCGAACGCCGTTGGCAAGTTCGAAAGATTCGCGAGCAGACCCCATTTCGTGGAGCTGATGTCCGGCTGATTGCCCAGGTTCGATGACACGAAGGATGCGTAGCTTTGGCCGTTGTAAGCGACCACTTCGCCGGCGTTGTAAGTTGTGGTCGAGCTATAGGCGCCCTTGCCCTGGCCGAGCAATGCAGGGATGCCCTGGATACCTTGTATGCCCTGCGGGATGGTGCAGCTCAGCGCATAACTCGGCGCGGGTCCTGCTAGATCCACGCTGCATGATACCGGGCTGCCGGCCGCGCCTGTCGAAAAGGTGCCGCCTTTGAGAGACGGAGCCGCAACCATCGCGCCCGGCGTACCCATCGGAAGAAACTGATCGAAGTTGCATGTCGTTTGGCCGCTCGACACCGTACACCAGTTCGCGTTGAAGGCTGGCTGTACGCACGTATCCGGGCTCCATGTGTCGCCCGTTCCGTTGTCATGAATCGTGTCGGCATAGCAGAAGTTCTGCGGAAAGGCCTGCGACACATCGGCGAGTTGCGTGGTTCCGTATGCGGCCTGGATCGCACCGTTGACCACCGAGAAGGTGACGGTAGCCGGTACCGCTCGTCCGCCCAGCGTGAGGTGCGGAGCCACCGGTGCGCCCGCGCTGCTCACGGGCGTAAACGTGATTGTGCCGCTCTGCAGCTTGTTGCCGGCAGCATCGGTGATATTCGATCCAATAAGTTGCACATATTGCGACTGCGCGAATGCGAAGGGGACGGAACAGAGCAGAACGGCGAGAGCTAGTAAGCGCTTCATACTCTCGATTGTGAAGATGGAGATACTACCCGAAACAGCAGCGCTTAAAAAGCACTCGCCGCCCGTAACTTCTCGCCAGACTCGGCTGGCTCCGCGACATGGTGCACATGCGCGAGGAAGGAAGCCAGCGAGTTGCGCGAGATGCGCCAGGGGCTCGGGCCGGAGATCTTGTAACCCTCAAACAGTCCTTGCTCGATCATCTGGCGCACTGGGAACGGTGAATCGAAGCCGAGGATCTCCATGGTGTCTTTAACGCTGATCGTGTCGCTCAGCGGGAAAGGCAGAAGATCCTCGTCGCGATGGCGGAACATCGGCGAAGGCAGCGGCGGGCGCCGGTTCGCGATGCCATAGCGTTCGCGCAGGCGGTCGCAAAAGGCGACGATCGAGGCGTACTTCACACGCTTGTGCTTATGCTTGGCGTAATCGACCATTTCGATGCGACGGGCCGCGTAGAGATCAAGGATCGTTACATAACCCACGCCGAGGATCCGCGCCGCGCGCTTCGCACTGATGTATTCGCGCTCGGCGAAAGGCAGCAGCAGCTGGACCTCATTGAGAGTCATGCGGTACCTCCAGATCAGGCGCTATGCGCATGCTCTTCAGCCAGTTGGCATCGGATTGTTCCGGCGCGTGATCATCCTGAAGAGCCACGATGGACAAGTCGATATTTGCTTCAGTGAGGCACAGGCCAGCAGCTCGCAGATCCGCAATGTATTCCGCGAATCCAGGCGTTGCGGCCAGGGACTGCACCAGCGCGTGATAGAGATTCCCGATTGCCTGCTGCTGCTCTCGATTGAAGTTCACTTCGTGCGTCCTTTCCATAGGCCGCGCGCGGCGGCCATGCCCTTCAGCGCCCAATAGACTTTGTTCGCATCGCCCAGCGTGCTGATCGTTGGCGATGCCTTGCGGCTCAATGGAGATCGCGGCGAACGCAGCCAGCCATCGAGCTGCTCCTGTGACCAGCCGATCAGATTGCGCACATACTGGATCCGTGCGAAGTCCGCCTTGCCGGCTAGCGTCGTCTCTTTGCTCTGATAACCACGGCGCCCTTCCGTACCGGCTTTCTGCGCGGCGTCGCGATCGAGCCGTTGGCGCGGCCGCGCGGGAGCCTTCCACCCCTGCGACGAAGACCTGTCGCCGGGGACCCCGGCCTTGACGCCGAGCTGGCCCTGCAAGGTATCGATCAGATGGCGCGCGTCATGTTCGGAGAGATCCTTGAAGCTCGCGATCGGCCGCAGCAGCAGCTTCGATGCCCAAGCCATCCGCGACGCGCGATCCGCGCCTTCCTGCGTATGCCGCGCGAGCTGGCCATAAAGCACCTGCAGGCGTTTCATCTGCCCTGGTGTGATCTTGCTGATCGAATGATCCATCGCGTTCCTCCTACGACTTCGTGCGTGGCCGGCCGGGCTTCCTGTGAAGCTCGCAGCCGCAGTTAGGGCAACATTCCTGGGGTTTCTGCGGCTTCCTGCGCGCCTTCCAGTCCGCCGTCCGGTGTTTGCTGCTGCAAAATCTTTTCTGCCCGTCTGCGGGCTCGTGGCAGCCCGGATATTGGCACTGCCGGTGATACGTCGGTTCTTCTATAGGATCGTTCATCTTTCTGGCCCTCTGCGTTGTGCTGCGATGTACGACGTTCCATCACCAGGCGGTGCAGTGACGGTGGCAATGCCGGTGCTTCTGGCGGAAAATGCCAGTGGATGATATTGCCCTCGAATGGCAGGCGTCCTTCCCAAAACTTCATCATTTCGGTGGAGCTCTCGAAACCATCCGCTTTCGCGAAGGCTTCAGCCTCGTCAGGAACAAGCACATAGCCGTCTATCGCGATCTTGATCCCGTCATCTTCCATGTCATCGATTCCGATACGCTGTACTTTCGTGCAACGAGTACGCATCAGAAACTGCGTTCCCTTTTGGCGCAGGCCGGTGTAGAGATGCAGCAACTCGCCCGGCTTGGGTAGTCGCCCATCTTTGCGATCGGCGCGAATCGTATGCCGTTTTTCACCGCTGAGGATCTTCGGCGCGAACCGCTTTTGGAAGTTATAGAGAGCCATGACTACGCGATCCTCCGCTGAGCAAGATCCATCATGATGTCGATTGACTGCACCGTCTTCTTTGGTCCGCGCTTGCTGGCACTCAGCAGCTTCACGCGATCGAGGATCTGGACTGGCATACACGCGCCTTTCAGCAGCACTGCATCGGCCACCACATCTCCTGGTGCAACCGTGAGCTGCTCGGCCAGCAACAGCGAACGGACACCGGGTTTGCATGCGTGCAGCTCGTCAAGCAGCTTGCCGAGATCCGCGCCGGCCAGCGGCCAGCAGGCGACAACGAGATCCGGATCGTATGCGGCAAACATCTCGCGTGCTTCACCGGCGCCGGTCGCGGAGATGACGGCGAAATGCCAGGTCGTGAACAGGTAGCGGCGGACGGACATTCGATTCTCGTTGGAGTCGATCAGCAGGATTCGTTTCTTCGGTCTCATGGATTAGCCTTCCTTCATTGAGCCGTGCCTCTTTCTGCGCCACGGCGGCGGCTGCGCGTTTAATCGTCTCGGTATAAAGGTGCGGATCGCCGCCCTGCTGCCAGATTGCCAGCGTGTTGTACACCGCGAACTGAATGCTGTTGGGCACCATGTCCCAGTGCTTGCGGCACATCAGCATGCGGGCCGGAATCTGTTCCTCGCAGCCAGCGGCGAAGCATTTCTTCGTCTTCCCTTTGAAAAAGCTCATTACGCCTTACCTCTTCCGCCGGCTGTCAGCCAGGTGCTGCACAAGAGCGGGTAACTCGGCTTCAATGGTTTCGCCGGCATCCTTCGGCGACACGCCGGAATCCACTGAGAACGCGACGTCATTCACGCGGATCACGATGACCATCAGCGCCTCCGATTCAGTGCGTAGTTGTGTAGCCTTGCGCATCAAAGCCGCGGTGTCGGGCAACCTCTTGTCAGGAGCAGCCATTTACTTCACCTCCATGTGGAGTTGACCCAGCAGCTCGAGCGTGGCCTGCTGACCGGCACCTGCGCGCAGCACGGCCAGCTCGGCGCGCACCTGGTCGAGAACATCTTTGGCCCACACCGCGCGATCGGCCTCTGTGAGCATCAGGAAGTAGCCCCCATCGCTCCCATTCTTTGAGCTGCCGATCGGCAGGTGGAAGTTGATCCGCAGAGTACGTACGGCCAGTTTGATCTCGCGCGGGTTCAGCTTGGTGAGCTTCGAGATTTCGGCGATGGTGATGGTGTTGGCCTGCCCGCGCATATAACGGATGGTGCGCAGCACAGCCTTTTCGCGCTCTTCGAGCGTCAGGCCAAGCGGGCCGCCATTGTGGCCCAGGATGAGATCGAGAATCGTGGAATCGAGACGCGCGATTGCAGCCTCGGCCGACTCTGGAAACAATGACGGTTGTGTGCTCAATTGATCAGCCCTCCATCTTGCCCGATTGCGAGGCCCTGTTTTGCCAGCAGAATCCGGTGTGCCTCGGTGATTGCGTGACCGGCGACGGTGAGCTGCTCCGCAGCGACCGTGGCCAACTGCCAGTACGCAAGCACGTTCTGTTGCTGATGCAGGATGCGCATCTCGTTGACCTTCGCGGCCGCATTCAACAATCGGCTGCACGTCGTCGCTAGCAACGCATCAACTGATTGCGCCTGTTGGCGCAGTTCGGCCTCCAGCGCGTCTATCGTCTTGACCAGGTCCTCGTGAGTCATCGGTTGCCTTTCGCTTCGAACAAAGAGCCCTGCGCCGCAGGCGGTTTCTGATGCTTGTGGGTTGGGCAGTAATCCACTTCGTGGGCAATGTTGGTTGCGCACCTGGTGCACATGCCGGCATCGCAGGTCTTACCTTTTCCGACGGGAAAGTCGCAGAGCTTCGTAGCGTAGCCGTCATGGCAGAACTTGCAGCGCTGCCGGCGGTCGCGGCCGCAGAGGAACATCGTGACGTGGCCCTGATCGTCATAGCGGATTTCGCAAGCCATTAGCGGCCTCCCGTCAGGCGCAGCTTGCTATCGGTGAGTGGGCGTGGAGCGGGGCGTGGAAATTCAGATGAGGGTTCTTTGAATCCAGACGCCTCCTCATACATGTCCCAAAGTTTGTCCCGCAAATCGCCAGCCTCATCAACCGCCAATCTCAGCCGACTCACCGCCGTGTTTTCCCGCCATGACCGCGCGGCGGAATAGACCTTGGTGGTTACTTCGTGCCGGAGCGTCATCAGGTCAGCAGTGAGAGTCTTCGAATCCTTAATCAGTCGGTCGAGTTCGGCGTTCGTTGCCTTGGTAGCCATCAACGCACCGCCTTTTGCTTTTGCTCACGAACGAGCATGGCGAACTTCTCTTGGAAGTGGCTGATGTCGCGCTTGATGGCACGCACCAGCATCGGCGGGAGGGCAATTGGCTGGTCGTCATGCGCAACGATGATGGCTGCCTGCTGCATCAAGTCCTGCGCCTCCTCGAGCGCGGTCGCCGCTTGCTGCCAGAACACCCACGCCGGGCCAGATCTCTTTGTGCGCCGGCTCATTGCTGTGCCGCCTGGTCTACGGCTGTGTCAAGGGTGCCGGCTACCGGAATGCTGGGCTCGATGTAGACATGCGAGTTGCGGCCATCATTGCCCAGCGACCACTGCACAAAGGCATCAGCTTTTGCTTCGACCTCGAGTGCATCCCACCAGTCATTTAGTTCATCCTCATCAACGCAGAGCAGCGCGGTGCTGGGTTCCGCATCGTCGGAACCTGGAAGAGACGTTTCTGGTTCCGGAATCCAATCGTCATCGTCGGGTTTAGCGGGCTTCGGCGCGGCCGTTGCGATCTGCTCATTGATGGCTACGCGAATTGCGTGGGCGTTGGCGCGGATGAACTCGGCCGCCGAAGCAGAATCCGCGTGGGGGGCAACGTGGATGTTGACATCAGTGGTCGGCCCAGATTCTGCGTTCACACGTTGTTCCGCAACCTGCTTGACGCTGCCGCTCTTCTGTTTTCGCTGGAAAACGAGGCGCTGATAGCTCACGGCCTTGTCACTCAAGCCGAGCCGCCTGGACAAGGCTGCCGTCGACTCAGAAAGCGGCGCGGCCTGGATCGCCGCGATTTCATCCGGAGTAAGTCTCCTCATAGACACCTTCCGTGATTCGGGTTCAGGTTTGGGCGCCGGCGTGGCGCATTCTTGTTCAGGGGGATCGGGCAACGGAGCGGGCCGGGACTCGGGCAGTGGTGGATGCGTGCCGTCGTCGCAGGCCGCGCAGAGCGCCTCGCCCTCAAAAACGATCACAGCCTCACAGCACAGACATTGCGTGCAGCGTTTCCCGGCCGGGGCCGCCGTGGTGATGGCATTGTTCATTGGCGAAGCCCCCGTTTCCGGCTGCGCTCGTCGTCAATCCGCATGACCACCTGGTGCATGTCATGGGTTTCTTTCACCAGGTCCCGGACGGCCTGTGCGACATTGCAGGACGCCAACACTGAGTAGTCGTCGTTTGCACGGACACTGGCGAGGTAGCTCTCGGCCGTGGCGAGCGTGGCAGCCACCTTCATCACGCGACGCTCAAGCATTTTGTCCAGACCCTTGCTCATTACCTGCCGCCCTTCGCTGCCTTTTTGGCTTCTCTGGCGGCTTTCTTGGCGGCCTTCTCCGCAGCCTCCGCTTCCTTCTCACGCAACGTCGCGGCGAGCTCCACGCTGAGCGATGGCGCTTTGATGTTCACGTTGAAGCAAGTGGCGAAGATGCCGAGGAGCCGCGCCTGCGTTGTCTCTTCGAGGCCGCCGATCGCGATCTTGAATGTGGTGGCCGCATCCTTCTTCAGCGAATGCTTCACCTTGCGCTGAAACAGTGTGCCGAATACCCTGGGGATCTTCAGCCGAGAGAGTTCGCTTTGTAGCTCGCCGACAGAAGCCTCGTTGATCTCGACGGTCGAAGCGGTGGTCGCATCGGCAACGTAGAGAGTGCCCTCGAGCCGCGTCGTCTTCTCGGCATTGGTGGGCGTGTAGCCGAAGTCCTGCACGGTGGCCAGCAGGTCACCCTTTGCTTTGGAGAGTTCCTGCCCTGCAAGATCGTGCTCCATCTTTGCGGCGTCGAACTTCTCGCAGAGACTATCAATCTGCGTAGGAGTCGGCGCGGTTTTGGCTTCGGTTGTCATGCTGCCTCACTTTCATTGCTTACTGTGGATGGTGCGTTCAAATCGTCCAGCCAGCGTGAGAGCCGCTTGTGGCAGCACTCCTGGCCGCAAATGTCTTCATAAACAAAGTCCGCGTGACGCGGGCTCTCGACAGCCTCGGCCGGCAGAAAGAGGACTCCTTCGAGTCCGGGCTTGGTGATGGCGACCTGCCAATGGTTGGTCAGTTCTTTCGGTCGCTTGCAGATGTCGCAGGTAATGTGTGCGGAAGCGATCGCCATTAGTGCAAACCTCCGAGGACGCGGCTGACTGCGCCGCCTGGTAGAAAGGCCAATCCGATTTCGATGGCCAGGTAAATGACGCCCAGGATGACGGCCGTCTTGAGCACACGGTCCAGAATCCGGCCCGCGCACTCGAATCGGTGCGCCAGACGCGCAAGCTGCTCGTCCGTGGGCGTCCACGTCATCAAGCTGTTCCACAGCGCCTGGCGCGCTGCATGGCGCCGAGCACGGCGTTCTTCGCAGCGGGTCGCCCAAGCATCGAGAGCAACTATCTCCTCGGTGCACCGGGCGCAATACTTGCCGGCGAAGGCCATGCCGTTGCATCCGATCACGGCGCAGGGATGGAGATTGGCGGGCGCCTCGCCATCGACGTAGCGATGAAACGAATCAGGAAGTGAACGTGCGATGGAATTCATGCGATCGCCTCTTCTCTCTGCTGTGCTGCTGTCATCGCCTTGCGAGCGGCCTTGATGGCCCAAAAGAGATTGCGGAGAGCGATGTACTTGTACTTCACGCCGTCCCGGATCGCCTCCAGCGTGACATCGGCGAGCGTGTCGTCAATGTCGCGCTTGCTCATCGGACCGAGTTCGCTCGTGAGCATGTGGGCAGCCTCTTCCCTGGTCGCTCCCTGGAGCAGGTGGGTGCGCGCGATCCGGCTGTTCCACATCTGCATCTTGTATTCCTTCAACCGCGTGACCAGGTCATAAGACGCAGTCAGGACAATGCCGTAGCCGCGCAGGTCGTAGAGACTGCGCAGAATTTCGAGTGTTTTCTTTGGGAGCGCCTGTGCCTCATCAACGATGAGCACCGGATGCTCTTCCTGAAGAAAGTAAGAGAGCTTGCGCAGAAGCTGCATGATGTTGCCGCGAGAGGGTATCTTGGCCTGGACGCAGCACTCCGAGAGGAATGATTGCGGAGTCAAACCATCGACGCAGTAGACGTAAATTGCGCGGCCGATCTTGCTTTTGTTGATTTCTTCGGCGACGCCCTGGGCCATCCAGGACTTTCCGATACCGCATGCGCCCTCGAAAATCACGGCGCTGCCATCTGACATTGTCTCGATGATGGATGCGCGGCCCACGTCATATTCCGTGGTGGGGTAGTGGCGATTCTCGCGGCTGCGGCGCTTGATCTCATGCAGATCGATGGCGCGCTTGAGCTTGGCGCGAATAACCAACGTGTTCGAGTCGGCCGGTTTGTGAGCGTCGTAGGAGCCGCTGAGGTACACGCGGAGCGAGTTCGGATTTAGATCGGCGAGGTCTGCCAGATCGCCCGTAGTTGAGCCGGACTCGGCCATGAACATGCGCGCACGCTTAATTGTGTCGATGTCACTCGGCAGGCCCATCTGTGTCAGGAACGCTTTCTGCGCTTTGGGTATCACGATTGCCTCCTTGCAAGCGGCTCGCGAGGCGTATTCCGGCCTCGCCGGGTAAGAGGGTAGATATGGGATCGCCGGACTTTGCCGCGGCTTTGTGCGGGCGTTGAACGACGACGTCGTCGATAGGAATGGGCAGGTTGCCGATGGCAACCATCACCTGATGCTGGGGCACGTAGCCCGCGTCGAGTACCGCGCCTTTGAGGGCGCGAAGCTTGTCCTTGGTGCGGTGGTAGTGCTCGGAGCGCGCCTCCATGATGGCCTTGATCGCGGAGCGGGTTTCCTCGTCATCCGACTGCTTCAGATAATGTTCCTTGTGCAGCCACGCGACGGCGTACCCGTCATCGTCGGCAACAGCGATGAAGTTGTCGTCGTACGGGTCGTAGAGCACCATGTGCAACTTGCCAGGTATGGCGCGATCGTGTAGTTCCGCGGCACTGGCCTTGTCGGCGGCGACGTAGTCGTTATCGCCGATGTGCACACGTTCGTTATTGATCGCGCGCCGAGCGCGTGAAAGGAATAGCGGAGCAACTGTGAGCGGATCGACGGGCTTGGAGTCTTTCCAGCGGTAGGCATCCCACGCCTCGACCGGCGACATACCCTGCATACCGCGCGCTTTGAGCTTTGTTCTGTTGTTGTAGTCGGCCTCGATATAGGCGCGGGCGGCCTTGATGAAGACGCTGGCCAGTGGGATTTCAGACTCCTCTACACGACCGGCAGCGAGCAACTTCTTGTGCCGGGCTTCAAGCGCGATGCAGAGATCGGGACGATGTTCCGGCTTGTCGCCGCAATAGCTATTCCAGCGCCGATCGAAGCGCCCATGGATCGTGTTATTGGCGCGCTCAATCGACTTTGCCTGTGGGTGAAACGGCAGGCAAAACTTGACATCTGCGCCTATCCGAGCGACTACGCCGAGTAACTCGGGCCGGAGATCGGCGGCGGTCCACAGACCACCTCGAGCCCCGCGCGCGGCCTTTTGGTAGTCCTTTCCGTTGTCGCAGTACATCTGGAAGAACGTGCCGAAATCGATGAGATGGTTCTGAAGGACGACGCCGATCGAGCGGGACGACCCCTCTTCCGACCAGGCGTAGGCGGTAAAGCGGCGCGAGCGGAAGTCCATCAGCCCCGTGAAGCGGATGCGGATCAGGCTGCGGTCTTTCTTGAAGGTGTCATCCTGCACGATCACGTCGTGAATCATGTGGTCGCTGATCAGGATGTAGCCGGCATCGATATCCGTAATGCCGCGCTGGACGAATGGAGCGAAGAACCGGTCATACATGTCGCGGCCGCCCAGCGAGAGAGTGACGGCAGCGGGGTTCTCGTCCTTCACAGCGTGGATCATCCGGCGGATCGTCTCGTAGCTCGGGGCTTCAATGCGGCCGCGGCGCGCCGCAGATTTCACGATCTCGTGAGCAAGCGCGATTGAGACGTGCTCGATGAGCACGGCATAGCAGGCCACGTTGGCAAGCGTGGCAGACGCTTCGTCGCGGTTCGCCCAGAGGGAGACACCTTTGTCTTTGCGCGGGCGGTCCGCGAGGGCCGCGTAGCCCTGCTTGAACCGCGCAGCCCAGCGCTTGAGGGTGCTCGGATCATTCCCGGTGAGTTGCGCCTGGAAGACGACCATGCGCTCCCGCGATGTGACTCTCCGGCCGTCGCGCAGGGTCAGGTGCGCGTAGCGCTCGGGCTCAGCCTTAAACATCAGGATGGGAAGAATGGCTTGGTAACGTTCCTCAACCTTTTTCTTCTGAGCCTCAGGAACCTCCGCACGGGGGAAGAGATCTTCGGCGCGCTGCGGCGTCCTCAGCAGCGGCAGGTTCTGCTGCTTCGGCATGATGGCGAGCTTTGCGCGCTCGGTCCTTATCGGCAGCGTTGATACCAGATATTCAGGCTTGGGCTTGCCGTTGGCGGCGCGCTCGGCCGCCGCGCGGGAGATGATCTTGCCGGCCTTGGCCTGGTCACGGAGCCAGCGGTCCGTCAGGCCGGTCAACTTCTCCGCATCCGCAACAGAGATCCACTGGCCGTCGCCGAGCGCCACAACTTGGGGGACTGTGAGGGCGGCGCTCATAGTTCCACCCCAGAAAGGCCCTTTTCGAGCAACGCTACTTTCTCGTTCGCGCGTTTCTGCTTGAGGTATTCACGGCCGAGCTGCAGTAGCTGAAAATCGGTTTCATTGACGAGGTGGAAGCCAGCTAGCTGAGCTAGATTGCGCAAAAGACCATCGTTTCCGGTGGCGATGCAAAAGGCCCGAATCAATTCGGACGGGAATCGGTAGTCCTCGCGGGATTCCGCTGTAAAAGCGTTGAGTCGCCTTACTGTTACTTCTGTACCCGTCAGGCGAGACATGTCCTCCGCAATGGTTTCGCGGGTTTTGCCAGATTTTCGGATAGCCTCGGTAACCGTAGCTCTGATCAGTGCCGCATCATTCAGAGAACCTGGAAGGACGCTGGAAGTTCCTTCAAACAGGTTTCCCTGCCGAACCACGGCAAATTTTTCCTGATTATTTGCCGTGGACGTCGCAGAGGCCGAGGACCAAGATTGAGAGCGTGATGAGTTCATTGATTGCCGCCCTTTTGCCGATCGAGCTGCTGCTCAGTCTCGCAATAGCGCCGTTCGAAAGCGCCGGCAGCATAAGCGGAGATCAATGCTTGGGTGTCTTTGCAAAATCCTTGTTGGTGATCTCGACGTCGTGGATCGCGTGGTCGCTTACCCATAGGTCGTTGGCATACGCGTCCACACCGTTGTCGAGATACGCTTTCGCGTTGAAGCGTTTGTGCAGCGTCGCAAAAAAGCGCTCGACGTGCTTGCTCTGCGGATGGAACGGAACCGGAGGAAACACAACTGTTGCTTTGCTCTTCATGTTTGCTCCTTGTGGTGGTACTCCCGGCGTGATAGGTGGACTGGGAGGCGCTCGTCGAGGTGGACGCACCGAGCGCCGCAAGAAATGCGCAATGGAGGGAGAACCATGTCCGTGCTAGGCGGGTGCTCATGCGGCATCCTTCATTTGCGCCAATCTGCGCTTTCGTTCACATTGGATCTCCTTCCATACACGTTTGGAGGTGCTCTTCCCTAACGCGACATGCCGAACATGCTGTGGAGTCACGCCAAGTTTTCGCGCAACAACGGTGTAGGTTCCACGGAAAATGGAAGCGGTAATTAGCTCTGGCGGTGTAGCCTTAAAACGCAGCGTCACTTTTAAGCCCCTGTGATTGTGAAATCGAGCATAATGCTCACTTTCACAACTGTCAAGCGTTTTATGCCACCGAAGCCTATAAAAAGCGCAACCGAATCCGAAGCAGCGCTCCGGATTCGGCAATTGCGGGAGTCTCGAGGAGAAACGCAGACGGCTTTTGCCCAAGCGTTAGGTACTCAGCCTTCCGCCGTTTCGAAATGGGAGGCAGGCAGAAATCTCCCACAGCCCAAGATCTTCGCGCTATTAGCGAATCTGGCTGCAGGTGAGGCAAAGCAGTTTTTTCAGAGATTAGCGGGACTGTTCATGGATGAATCCAGTGCGGTGGTCGATGGATCATCCCTCTTCCCCCACGTATTGGTCGAACGAAAGAGGTCATCCGCGAAGAGGGATGCGGAACCGAATTTAGTTTTAGACCAGGATTTGCTCGTGTTCGCGATGGAGAGGGCCGATGCCGCGCTGAAAAAAGAAGGCGGTCAGCTTAGGCGACCGGAGTATGCAAAGCTGGTAGCCCTTATCTATGATTTCTGTCACAAAGCCGGAAGTCGGGATCCTGATATGGTAGAAGCTTTATTCGAGACCGCACGGTCAGCGATCCACATCATAGAGCCGGGGACCAGAAGTGACGAAGCAGGACAGGTTGAAAATAGCCAGGAAGATCGGAGGCATCATGGACACTTCGGAACCGGCACGAAATGAGCATCCGCCAGAGAAGGGCGGCATTTCAATGAATTTTCACATGCCGTGCGATGTAGATGTAACGAACATCAACATTTCGGCCACTGGTGCGGATCGCATTGAGTTCCATATTTACCGTGATCGCGGCGAAAAATCAGGGACCGCGTTCAGCATAGAAAAACTCTGCCCGGAGTAGAAAGAAGGGAGAACGTGAGCAAACGATGGCTTATTCTCGCTGGGATATTTCTGCTCCTTATCGTTGCGGCGGGAGTGGGATTTTGGCAACATCGGCGGCACGAGCGGTTTCTACAGCGGGTTGACGATGCGCGCTCTACGGTGAATGACCTGATCGGGAAAACTGATGCTGATTCGACGGCCTATGCCTTGGCCGATGATCGGGCGCAACATTCTCTCAGGGAACTTGAGCATGCGACCTACACCGACAGCCAGAGCGTGAACAGCCTGCTTCTAAATATCAACATAGATATTCTGCATACATGCCGAGATCGCGCGATGGTCTTGGACTCCGGTGCCACTAAATGCATAGCCGACGCTCGGACCGGCTTCAACAAAGCGTTCGACAAATTAAATTCGCAATAAACGAAAGCATGAAGCATTCCCTTCTATCGCCGCCAACTTACGGGCGGCGAGCGCTTTTTAGGCGCTAATAGCCTCTGAAAACACATCCTCCTAGTCTGGTCTCACTAATGCAGGTGAGGCTAATGCAACTCAGTGCGGCAGGTTTGGATCTGTTGAAGCGATCGGAAGGGTTTCGCAGCCATGTGTACCTCGACGTGGCTGGGATCTCCACCATCGGCTATGGCCACAAGCTGCTCCACCCGGAGAGCTTTCCGCGGGGCATTGACGAATCTTTTGCCGCGAAGATCTTGCTGAGCGATGTGCGCGATGCCGAAGATGCCGTTGCGCGCCTGGTCAAAGCCCCACTGACGCAGGGCCAGTTCGACGCGCTGGTGGACTTTGTCTTCAATCTCGGCCAGGGGCGGCTAGCCTCATCCACTTTGCTCACAGATCTCAACGCCGGTCGCTTGGATGCGGCCGCCCAACAGTTGCTTTGCTGGGACCACTCCGGCGCGAAGGAAATTTCTGCCCTGAAGACGCGCCGCGAAGCGGAATTCCAGATGTGGAAGGAGCAGACGGCATGAAACGATTTGGACGGTTGTTGGCCTTTACGGCCGTGATGACGGTGGCGCTGGTGATTTGCATGGGCGCCAAGGGATGCCGCGGCACGGCCGTGCATCAATCGAGTTTGGCGGCTGCTTCGATCGGCGCGAGCCTGCAGACGGCGGCCACCACGAACCACCAGTTGATCCAGGCCGGCGAAGAGTCCGCCCAGGAGGGCGCGCTGGTCGCAAGCTATATCGACCAGGCTGCGAAGGCGAATGACGCGTTTACCAAGACGGTGCAGTCTTTGCCCAACTCGGGATCGCAGCTGACCTCCGCGCAGGCGATCACCGCGTTCAATACACTGCTTGCCCAGATCAGTACGCTGCAGAGCCAGGGTGTGCTGCACCTCAAGAGCACCAAGGCGCAGACGGCGTTCGCAACCATCATGACGTCGATCCAGGCGCAGATCGCGATTGTGCAGGCAGTGATTGCAGCCAACTCATCCAGCATGCCGCGGCATGGACCCAATCCGTTCATACCTGCTGCGCCGCTGCTTGGCCTGGCGTTGACGGCCGAGGAGATCGAGGAGTTGATCGCGCTGGCGATCGCTGCCGGATCGGCGCTGGTGACCAAGCTCGAATCTCTGCGCGGCGAGTCGGATCCGCAGCTGCAGGCTTCGGCCCTGGCTTCCGATGCTGCGGCCGAACAGCAGGCCGAGGCGGACGAGCAGCCGGCAAGCTAACAAAATACAACCCAAAACAGCGGAATACCCCAGATTGCTGCGGTGGTAGTTGAAAGAGACACTGTTACTTGTGGTGGACGACGGTCTACAGCGCGTACCTGGGCAAATCAACCAACCTCCGGCCTGTCGAGTGGGCACACCCGACAGGCCGGAACCAAATCGAGGCAATGATGGCACAGACAAAGGTTGCATACAGCATCGGCGATGTTCCGGTGGCTGACGAGGCAGCAATGAGCGACAAGGACAGGGAATTCCTTGACGCGGCTTTTACGTATCACGCCCCTACGGGCGACCAGGTCACGGATCTGCAGGCGGTCACGATCGCGGGCCGGACGTTTGCGGCAACCATCCTTGCGCATGTGCCACCGTCGGCGGATCGCAGCACGGCTCTCCGGCTAGTCCGGGAAGCTCGGATGTGGGCGAACTCGGGGATCGTGAATTTCGGGAAGCTTTAGCGGAGGAGGTCCGGGTACAACCGGGGTGAATACCGGCAAAACCCGAAAACGCAGCAGAAGCCCTCTGGAGGCGTCTGGCAGATTTTTCGGTGGGGTAGTGGCACCCTCCTCTTTGGAACGCGGTTCCGCATTTTTTCTGTGCGATTGCGGGCAGGTCTGGGGGCTGGGCGAAGGCAGCAAAGGGAAAGTTCGGGTTCGGAGAGGAATTTATGGCGATCTGGCAGAGAGTTTTGGGATGGTTCGAAGGCAAGAAAACAATTCTGGGCGGCGCGGTGATTCTGGCTGGCGCAGTTGCTGCGGTCTGGCTTGGAAAGGTTGACCCGGCAACCGGGCTGACCTTGGCTGGCGTCGGTCTCTCAATCGTCGGATACGGAGACAAGGCGAATCGGCACCAGGCCGAGCTGCTCACTGCACTACAGGGCGTGGCCCAGGTGGGAGCCGATATCCGGGCCGGGAATAAGCAGCAGGCAGTTAAGGATGCCGAGACTACGGCTGAAGCGCTGGCGCCGGCGGTGATCGGCGAGGCTGCCGCCCTGGGCGGAGCAAGCCTGCACATCTCCGGGAATACCGCGGATGAGGTTGCCAGCCTGGCCAAATCGCTGCTCACGCCAGCTGCGCCTGTCTTCGCGGTGAGTGGAGGGGTTCCAGTTGTTGCTCCCTTGACTGTGGGGGTAGGAGCAAATCCTTTTACGGGGGATAGCACTTATCAGGGGGTCGCCAGCAAGTGACGACGCTCGGGATCGGGATCGTGGATGCCCCGAAGGGCGAAGTGGTGGCGAGCTTCCGCCGCGGGTGGATCCGTTATCTGCAGGTGGGCCTCAGCTCGGCCGGGGGCGCCGCGATTGTGCTGGCGATCTTCGAGCTGCTGCAGCGCCAGCCGACCGAAGGCTTCCGGCTCCTGAGTGTCTGGGGACCGTGGCCGGTGGTCGTACTGGTGGGTCTGGCGATACTGGGCCAATTCCTTTCCCGGATGAATGACACGGTGCAGGCTGCGTTCACCGCGGTGGTATCGGGTGTCCAGGACCAGGCGAAGGCAAGTAGCCGTCAGGCCGATGCAAGCGATCGCCAGGCCACTGCGTTGACCAAGCTGGCGGAGCAGGGCGGCCAACAGGCCGAGGAGGTTCGCCGCCTGACGATCTATGCCGCGCAGGAATTTCCATCTGTATACGAGCGCTTCAACCAGCAGGATGCAGCGCTCGCGAAGTTGACGGAGGCAGTGAACCGTTTAGTGGAGCGAGGGTGAAATGGACGTTGAACAGGAGCTGAAACAAACGAAGCGCCGGCGCGGCAACATGCTGAAGCTGATCCGGCAGGGGCATGAGGATCAGCTGGACAGGATGACTGATTCGATCCTGCAGGGGCTCATGCAGGATCTTGGCTCGAACATGAGCTTCCGCCAGGTCATGACCATGCTGCAGGACCTCCAGGAGCTGAACTACGTGAAGTTCGACCAGACGTTCAGCGACGAAAAGGGGCGATTCATTGCCGAACGCATCATGCTTACGTCCCTGGGATCTGCCGTCGCTTTGCGTCGCCGGGACAACGACAACGTGCTGTTCAGCTAGCCATGCCCAAGCCCAGAGCAAAAACCGGCGAGAAGCGGCTGCGCAATCAGCTTCTCTATATCGATCGCCTTCCTATTGAGGTGCGCGATGCGATCCAGGCTCTTCGAGACCAGGGGCGCACCTGGAAGGATATCGAGGAGTTGTCTGCGCTTCCCAAGGAAAAAGGCGGATTCATCGACTGGGATTCGCTGGAGACGAATGTTCTCGAACTTTTCCCAAACATGCGGCTGTCGGACAGCAATCTGCAGCGATGGTTCGATCTACGCGTTAGCCAGGTCACGGCCGAGATGATGGTGCGCTCGGCCCAGGCCCGGGAAATCGCCGCGGCTTTCGCTAAGTCGATCGTCGCCGGCGAGGACGAGGCCGTTGTCAATGCGGCCCGCGATCAGCTGATGGCGATCCTGGCTGAAGACGCCACGCCAAAAGGCCGGATGAATGCCACCAAAGGTCTGATCGCGCTGGCCGACATCATGAACGAGCGCCGGCTGAACAACATCAAGGAACGTAAAGTCGCCGTGGACGAACGCCGTCTGGTGCAGCTCGAAAAGGACGCGGAGTTGAAGCGCCGGAAGTTCGCAAAGGAAATGGATGCTGCAGAAAAGAAAATCACGCGAGGCAAAGCCATCACCAAAGACGACATCGACAAAATCCGCGAACGCGTCTTCGGAATCGGCCCAGCTCCCAAGCCCGCAGCCTGAGTCCGGGCCACGGATCGAGGTTGTGCCGTTCGATTTCAAGTTGCCGCCCGTGATCCAGATGCGGGATTACCAGCAGCGGTGGATCGACGATACGACGCGATTTAAGCTGTCGGTCAAGTCTGCCCGCATCGGCTACTCCTACGCAACGGGCGTAGATCATATCTTTCGCCGCCTGGAGCATCCGGGATCGACGACAACGGTGCTTTCCCCCTCGCAGGCGCAATCGACCGAGTTTGTGGACACCTGCAAGAAAAACACCCAGGCCATCGGGGCGGTCGCGGAAACCTACGACGAGTTATGGAAAGACGACATCAGCCTGACCGACTTTCTGGTGCAGCGGATCCAGTTCGCGAACGGCAGCCGCATCATGGCGCTCGCCGCGAATCCCCGCACCGCCCGTGGTTACCCGGGCGACGCGGTCCTGGATGAGTTCGCGCACCAGCAGGACAGCTACGCAATCTGGGCCGCCATTTTCCGGCAGGTTGCTCTCGGCAACCGGCTTGACGTGCTCTCGACGCCCAATGGCGAACAGGGAAAATTCTTTGACCTGGCCAAGGATCTCGGACTGACGGACGGCATTGCGCCGCGGCCGAATCCACTACGCAAAGGACCGTGGAGCGGTCACTGGATCGACGTGCACATGGCCGTCGCCGATGGCTGCCCGATCAACATCGACGAAATGCGGGAAGGCATCAAGGATGCCGATACCTGGGCTCAGGAGTTCTGCTGTGCGTTCCTGAAGGCCACGGGTGCATGGCTGCCGATCGAACTCATTCAGCAGTGCGAGGACTCCGGAGCAACGGTGGACTGGCCGGCCGGTTATGCGGCTCGTGGGCCTCTCTACGCAGGCATTGACGTGGCGCGCAGTCACAATCAGACTCTGCTCTGGCTGATCGAGCGCCTGGGCGACATCCGCATGACACGCCTGGTGCTGCCGCTGTTCTCTGTGCCTTTTCCGAAGCAATACGACATCCTCGATCCGTGGGTGCGCATGACGACGCGCACGGCGCTCGATTCAACCGGCATGGGTATCGCGCTCTATGACCTGCTGGAGCAAACCAATGGCGGCCGGGTGATGGGCGTGAGCTTCGGCGGTACGAATGACAACGGTGTTCGCATGAAGGTCGACTTGGCCGTCAAGTTCAAGCGTGTGCTTGAGGAAGCACACTTCCGGATTCCGTACGATCCGCAGATCCGAATCGAGCTGCAGTCGATCAAGCGCGAGGCCACCGCAACCGGAGTCAAGTTCGATGCGCCCCAGATCGAGATGGAGTCGGCCGTCGCCGGCGCACAGAAGCGCAAGGTATTCGCACACGCCGATCGCTTCTGGGCCGCATCCCTCGCGCAGTTTGCCAGCTACTCCGGCGTCGATGCAGCCGTTGCATCGAGTAGCACGCAATCTGGCAGTCGCGATCCGCGAGCTGAACGCGGCGTGATGACCGGTGTCAGCCGAAGCACGAATGAACATATGCAGCCAGACAGGAGATCCAGATGGGCTTGATTCCCAACCGTATCAAAGATATGTTCCACCGCCGATCAAACAAGGAACGCGCGGATCTTACCGTAATGAATACGGCGGAAGCTAAGCGTTGGGACGATGCCCGTGCCGATGCGAAAGACAAAGCTCTGTTCGACCTGGCTAAGAAGATTCTGACAACGGGCAAGCTCTCGCCTGAAGATAAGCTCACCGCTGAGGCCGTCGCGCCGCAGCTCTTCACGCTGACCACTGGAGACGGCGAGGATCCGGGATTCCGGCGCATCACATCGCTGGCCACGCTGCGCGACCTGAATCCGCTGATGCATGACCGCATGCTGCAGGTCTGCTACTTCCTCAGCGTGACGACGCCCTTCGGCAAGCGCATCGTGGAGATCTTGACCGATTACACCATCGGCAAGGGTGTGCGCGTAACGGCCAAGGATCCGCGCGTCCAGGATGTGATCGACGCATTCTGGAAAGACGAAGTCAACAACATGGACGACAACCTGGAGCAGTGGACCAATGAGCTGACCACCTTCGGGGAGTTGTGCATCACGACGGCGGTCAATCCGATCAGCGGAAAACTGCGCGTGGGCTACATCGACCCGATGAACATCGACACGATCCAGTTTGCGGAGATGGCAACCTCCGATGGGACCACGTCGATCAATGTGCCGTTTGCCGTGCGCCTGCGCCGCGAAGTGGGCGAGGTCTTGCAGAAGCCCATGCTGATCGTGCGCCGCATTGAGGATGTGAACGATCCGAACTACGGCAAGCTCGATGGCGAATGCTTCTATTTCACGCTGAACAAGGCGAAATCGGCGAGCCGCGGATTCAGCGAGATGTTTGCCCTGGCGGACTGGGTGGATCTGTTCGACCAGATGATCTTCGACTTTGGCGACAAGGTGCGCTTCCTCAATTCCTTCATCTGGCATTACGTCTTCAAAGGCGCGGACGACAAGAAGGTGGATGAGTACAAAAACAAGATCACCAAGGATCCGCCCAAGCAGGGCGGCGCACTCTTCACCAATGAGAACGTGACGGTTGACGCCAAGACTCCGGACTTCAAGGGCGCGGACATGGCGGCCGGCGCGGGCATGGTGAAGAAATACGGCCTGGGCGGCGCCGGCATTCCTCCGGTGCTGATGGGCGATGGCGACGATGCCAACCGTGCTTCGGCGCTCGAGATGAGCGCGCCCTTCACAAAGAAGATTCAGAAGCGCCAGAACCACATGTCCCGTTGCCTGACCTCCATTCTGGATTTCGCAATCGAGTGGGCGCAGCGCGCCGGCGTGTTACCCCATGGCATCGATACGAGCTATTCGATCGAGTTCCCTGAAATCGTGGTCAAGGATCTGGAAAAGGGCGCGCAGACATTGGCGGGCGTTGCCACGGCGCTGCAGGTTGGCCAGCAGGAAGGTTGGGTCACAGGGCTGACCGCGGCGCGTGCCTTTCATACGGTGCTCGCCGAGATAGGCGTGGATATCGACGATTCGCAAGAGGAGTACGAAGCGGCGCAACAGGAAAAGCAGGACCGGGCGGACAAACAGCAGGATCAGTTCTTCCCGCAGTCGGCTCTTGCCGGCGCGTTGAAGGCACTCAAGACGCCTGGTCCCAGTGAAGCAGATGAAGCCGGTACTGGCGCTGACGACGAGCAATTGGACCAGGCGCAGGCCAGGACGGCGGTCAAGTAGATGGCCAGCTCTCGCGCACAGGCATACGCGCAGCAGCTCGCAGAGCTGACGGATGCGGCAAAGGCTCTGACGCCAGAGGCGCGTAAGCGCGTGCTGAAGTTGCTGGAGGACGCCAATCGCGAGATCATGGCCGACGTGGCGCGCAACTCGCCCGACAGTTACAACGCCGCTCGCCTGCATGCACTGAAGGCGCAAGTCGATCGCGTGATGGAAGAGTTCAGCCGTCAGGCCACTTCGCAGGTCAATACGATTCAGGAGCAGGCATATCAAGAGGCGGCGCTCCATGTGGATGCAACGGTGGCGGCCGCAACAGAAACACTCGCCGTACAGCCGGTAGTCGATCGCGCGGCGCTGCAGGTAGTCCAGGGTTACACGGCCGATCTCATCACCGGCTTGACGCGTGACGGGAGCAGCAAGATCAATGCGGCGATTCAACGCGCGTACCTGGGC